TGCGGGCCTCAGGGCAACTTAGTTGCCTAGCCCGCCCCTTCGCAATATTGCGAAAGCTCCGTTTAATACGGAGTTACCCACCTCGGCTTGATGTCGACGGCACGAGGACGTCCTGAACGTTCCAAGTGCTTCCTGTCGACGGATGGCTGTCCGCCGCGCTTAAGGAAGAACTTGAGCAAGGCACCCTGGTCATCCAGTTTGTTAACTGGAATCACGGATCTCACAACATAGCCCTTAACCAAAGGGCGATGCAGGTGAGCGCATTCTCTTTGTGGTAAGTAACCACAATAGGAAACGCGACCAAGCGCCGGGCTTGACTCAGAGACTACAGGATAGTGCTTTAGCACTTTCCTGATCTCTTTGTCTACATATTTGACCGTCTCCCAGCATCCAGCTTGGAATAGCTGGTTCGCAAAAGAGACGGCCGATATGCAGCCCGGCCCGTCAGACAGTGATGCAGGAAGCATACGGCGGAACTTGACAATGCTAACGTCAAATCCATCGTAATACTCCTTGCCACAAGACTCTCTGAATTTTCCAATCCAGAAGGACTTGTGCGGGCCCACACGAGCACCAAAATGCTCAAGGGACTGGATCACTGATTCCACACTGTCTATAGGAATAATGAGATCATCCCCATAGACGCGCACTCTACCTCGAAACCTGATAAAATCAGATTTCTTGGTAAAGGGAGTGCTAGACTCTTTCTCTATCCCAAGGAAGACTAGGGTAAGGAATACCATAGCCTCCACAGGAAAGCAAAGAGCCGAACCCATAGATGCGTACTTGGCTAGGCGTATAACGCCATGGCCAGGTACATCAGCTTTACGCGAACGGGTTGCATCCAATCCCTGAAGCAAAAAGGGAAAGTTTGCAACCATCCTTCGCACCAGCTGATTAGAGACGCGATCAGAAGCCTCGCTCAAATCGAGCGTAGCGGTCTGACCATCCTCTGAGCCTCTTTTGGCCATGGCCTGGTTAGGGCCCTGGTCTGAGAATCCCAGAAAATGCTTGAGGACATAATCATCCTCTAGCAACTGAACCATTGGCTCCAGAATCGCCTGCTGTGCAAATTGCACATAAGACGGCTCTATTGCTATGATTCGTGGCGTCTTTAGCGTCTTAGGAACAGATATAACCCTAACGGGTTGCTCTGAACCAGGTTCTAGGTAAGTGATCCGATCCTCATGCGCGTAACGCGCATTTGGAAGAAGAAAATTCTCTGCAGACATTACTGACTGCAGTCGGTCGGTCCAGGTGCTAAGCTGATACTTCTGGTTTCCCAGGAGTTTGTCAGCCGTCGCCCCAGGACCATGCTTCGGAATGATATCTTCTTCATAGATCTTACGATCTAGAGAGGAAAACACATCCGAAAACAAGAGATTTGCAATGCGAACGAAAGAGGTATAATCCTCCTCCGTGAGCAAAGCATCAGTCTCTTTCACTTGCCTATCACACTCAACATAGTCCGACATGGCATCTCGCTCACGTGCATTGCTGCACGGGAGTTCGATTTTGCTAAACAGCAAAGTCAATTGCCGGATAGCAAGTATTGCTTCCACATCAGGCTCGTTGAGTAGCACTCCACTATCGCGACTAAACACACGCTCAAGGAAACCTCCGAGAAATCGGGGGAGACCTCCATGCCAGGAAAAACCTGGATACATGGCGTGAGCTACGATCCCTTGGTCGAGGCTTTTTTGGAAGCCTTTGCCGAAGGAAGGTAAGGTTATCGTGAGAAACGATAACCCCTCGTGTTTAGTACGACCCGAGACAGTATTAATGTCTCTGGTAGCGCTAGTGCAACATCTGTTGGCGAATTCTTCCGCCAACTTGGACCAGAGCACAATTAGGCTTTTCAAAAGCCCTCCTTATATAGAGGTGTTTTTCCTAAGCCATATGCGTTCTGTGATGCAATTCGCTACATAAATGCAGCGAAGAACATCATCAAAGCACCTATCGCCATAAGCCCCAACAGGATTGCTCCTGAGGCGGCAATGGCAAGTAGGAGGTTAAAATTGTAGTCATGTTTCGACACAATAAAACCTTCGTATCCTTTCCCTCATTACGAAGACTGGGAATCCTAAAACGCCTTGAGAAGGCATAGTAGGACGTTACCCCAGACAATAAAATTGCAAAGCAAGAGAAGCAGCGTATAGCTGCCGTGTCGTGGATCGATGATCTACGACTCCTTGCCGAGCAACTTTTTGAGATTCGCTTCGGTAAGGAAGGTTTTTAGTCCTTCCACCGCTTTGCGAAGCTCTTCGTTGGTGTAGCCGGTTTTAGGCCGGTCCACCACCAAGTAGACCGAAGAAGAAGCTTCTTCGTTCTGGCTCGGGTTGAGGGTGGATGCGATGACCTTTGACAGATTGATCCTGGCGGTGTGACGAACGCGACGACCATCGGTCGACGCAATCACCATACCGACAGAGCCATCGGCGTTGAGGTACTCCGACTCGAGATTCCCCACTGAAACACGGGGGAGTTCGATTTCGGTTGCCCCATCGACTTTGACTTTGACCGGATCTGAGAACGACATATAGCGTGCTCCTATTTCTGAGGCACAAAGGCCTCGTTTGATGGTTGCAATGAATTGCTACCGCAAACGGGTAATCCCGAGTGCAGCAGTAATGGCGAGTTGGGTGGGTGATAAACCCTCCCAACCAACACCAAACCCAAAGGGGTTGGCTTCGGCACGGCGCTTGACCGTCGATTTGACGGACGCCGTACGAGGCCCCGCACTATCGGACCGAAGTCCGGAGTGCGGCATGCTGTACGTGTCCACAATGGTAGTTTCCTCCATTATGTATCCGTACCGCATAACCAGGCCGGCTAGTCCAAATGAGGTAGCGTTAGAAATAACGTTTCCCGCATTTGAGAACCAGTCAATGGCCCAGCTCCACGGAGTTAACTCCCAGACAACATCTGGGGTGAGGGTGAGACCGAACAACTTATCGGCCTCAGAACCCAAACCAAGGCAACGTCCAAGCGAAGGTGCTTGAGACGCCGCATAGGTAAAGGAACCGGAAAACCACCGTTTTTTAGTGGTTTCTCGCCTTCTAGTTAACGGAACCGCGGTGCCGGAGAACGCGCCAACATTGTTCGTCGATGAATAAACACATCGAGTTGCAGGGTTGACGATCGTCTCTTCGACATCTACTATGTCATCGAATGCGAACTCACGATGCGTATCTTTACCAGAGTTGGAAGAATAATTTTCCATTATTCTATTTCCATCTTTGATAGACTGAGCAGTGGCTTTCATTTCACTGACCAGTGGAAGCCAGCCGAACTGTGCTGCGAGATACTCGCCAGCAGCAGCTTTGGCAACTTCCGTACGCCGTCGCCAGGAGGTTATTCCAGGCAGGGTTATACCCCGCTCGGAACCGACCTCACCAAGCGTAACGCCTAACTGGGCGTTAGGGTTCGTCGGATCGACGATGGAAATGGCTTCTGCGCCCACTTTATCAAGATAAGAACTATCTTGATCAGTGTTAGCAGAGGAACCAGATCCAGCGCCGCCGATCTTTGGTATGGGCATAGTGATGGGACCGCCATATTTATGGCGAATCCCGCTCTGCGTCACATCCAAAGATGCCGCCCCGCACTGAGGTGAGGGGTCGACACGGTACGTGAAAAACGGACCGCCGGATCGGTACTTGCCATCACGGCTTTTCCGATGTCCGGATGAGACAGTAACCTGTCTTCCCTTCCACGTTCCACTAGACCCGGGAATTATCGTAACAGTCCCGTCTAACCCTTTCCTCCATATGGAAGAATAGGTGACGGTATGTGACGTGTCTCGGGCCTTAGTGGGCATGTTCGGGAAACATAGTAGGAGCTCCTTTTTGATGGACTGTATCCTTCGATACAGGGTGGGTCCAATTGCACTGCGTGGGCAACCTATTCGCAACGTGACCGAAGTCACGCTGTGGTGGGTT